GATTTGTTATTAGTAGCATTAGACTTTTTAGACCCAAGAAGATGGTCAGACCCATCTGACCAACATGTTTTAAATATTATTTCTAGGGATATTGAATTGTTACTCGCCCAACCTGAGCAAGAACCTGCGGCTTGGATAATTGAAACAGAAATTCATGGAAAACTTAGTGAATGGGTATGTACAGATAAAAAACATTACATGGAAGAGCATGATTCTATTAAAGAACCAATACCTCTCTACACAGCGCCACAAAAACGTAAACATTTAACTGACATAGAAATATCAAAAGGGTTTAAAGCTGATGATGAAGCCACACACCTTTACAGTTATTGGGCAGGTGTTGAATTTGCTGAGAAGCATCACGGCATTGGAGGTGGATGCGATGAGTAGGGAAAGCATATGAATATCTATGAAGCTAGATGGAACAATGTTTTGAGCTGGGCAAAGAAAGTCAAGGAATATTACGATACTGGCAAGTATATGATTAAGTGGGATGATGATTTTTATCCAAATGAGTATGACTTTGTTATTGATGAAGAAAACAGATTAATTTCCATCGATTCGAAAGATGGAACAACTGGAAATCAGATATACGAATATGATTTAAATTGGGATCACGGCTCTTATACATCTATCACTGAAACCAATAAAATATTATCAGAAATTAATTTATATAGGATGGAAAAGGTGAAGATATGACCGAACAAGGAGCGTTAAAAGCAAAACAGATGAGGCTATATGATATTTGAAGAAGAACCAACGCTAAAAGAATTTTCCGATAAATTTAGGGTTTGTTGAGTTAGTTAGACAAATAGAAAAAGCACACGGTATTGGAGGTGAGGAATGAGTTATACAACTTGGCGTAAAGAAATACTGGCAAGGATGATGGACAATGAAGATAAGGATATTAACAATTATGTCTGCACTTTAACCGAAGAAGAATTAGATATTGAATTTTATGACGGTTTGGGTATGCCAGAAGGATTACCATTTACTCTTTGGACTACTTGTTATGTTTACTTTCCTGTAGTTCACGATGGATCAGAATGGTGCGGATCAGTTTACAGAAATCCCACAAAGATACCTACAAAACATCAAGGAGGTTATTAATGAGTAAAGAAAGAGAGTTGTTGAGAGAAATAATGTGCTATATAGCATCGGGCGTAGTGTCTATTACAAGTAATGATCTTGGTGATGCCGCAGAAACGTTGCACGAAATACAAGAACTCCTCGCCCAGCCTGAGCAAGAGAACTTTGGGGTCTTTAAAGCCTTTTTAGAGCAGCTTGAATTTGATATACAACAAGATAATATAAAACGCCTGGTGCTATGTATGAGGCAAGATAATAAAAGTGTTTTAGCTCAAGCGGTTTTAGATTATATGAAAGAGATCAATGCGCCTATTGATATGGAGAAAGAGTAATGAAAAATGATATAGAAGAACTACAAACAAAAGCAGATAGAGTACTAGATCAATGTAGTGTTTGGTCAGAGACAGGAGATGGGTCTTATGAAGCTTGCCTATCCTATTGTGGTTATTATGCTATACTAGCCGACATTTCAAAACTTGAACAAGGTAAAGAAGATGAGATTTTATAATTGTGATGAGCTTACTAAGAGAGCTAACAAGTACCGCATGATAGGAGTAGTATTAACCGCAGCTCTTATTGCTTCTATAGTACTTAACTTAACTGTATTGGCACACTGCTAGAACTATGGCTAACAAAACAAGTAACAAAAACCGTAAAAAGAAAAACCCATTTAAAGCGAGGGAGAACTATGGGTGACGTAATAGATAAAGCAAATGACCAGGCACAACTAATCTTAGAGAAACAAATAGAGATGGCAAAAGGTACTAAATTAGATATCTTTTCTAATGAATCTGGACAATGCTGGGAGTGTGATGCTCCTGTGATAGATAATCGGCGCTGGTGTAGTAAGGAGTGCGCTGAAATGGCAGAAAGAGGAGGGTGGTGATGAGTAGAGAAGTCGATCAAAAAATACTAGATATGTTAATGCCGGGGCTTGAGTTACCAGCCCCTCGTACTGAAGAAGAGTTTATACTAGCAACACAACCAATTAACCCAGAGCTAGAAGAATTGGAAACACAAATACGTAGTGAAACAATAATAGCTATGTATCTAATGGATCAACTCAATGCAAAGAAAAAAGCTATACATGAGCTATACAAAAAAGAAAGAACTTTAAAAAGTGAAATAGTGGAGAGAAGTCGTAAAAGAAAATGAAATGGGCTGACTTTGTATTCCCGCCAATAAACCTATGGAGCTACCCTACTATGATAAACGAAGAATCAACTGTAAAACCTATATGGAAACCTAAAGAACTTCCAGCCGACCCCGTCAATAACCTAAGCCATTACTCACATGGACCTAAAGCAGACGATATGCAAGTTGGCGGTAACCACTATAAAGACATGGCAATACAGCCTTGGACAGTAATGGAGTCTATACTAACTTATGAAGAGTTTGTAGGTTTTCTTAAAGGTAACATAATTAAATATTCAATGAGAGACGGTAAGAAAGATCACTCTCAAGATGCAGGGAAGGCGGCACATTACATAGCTAAACTAGCTGAGGTACAGAGGGATGATTGAAAAGATTAAAGGTTGGTTTTGCCCGCCGCACAAGTGCACAAAGTTCAGGCAGTATTATGGTTTGAATTTAAAGATATGCGATGAGTGTAAAAAAGAAACTCCCTTATGGGAAGCAAACATAATAAAACATCAGAGATAATAAAATGAAAACGATAAGAGATAATATAAACATACCAACGGCAGATATAATAATAGATCTATTAACATCTTGGGAGCAATATCAAGACCATAAGTTTGATGAGCAGGTTAATGAAAGTATGCCACTAATGTTAGACGCGGCGGCAGCTAGAATGTACGCATTGGTTAGAACGGTACGGTTTGCTACAATGGGTTTAATAATAACTAATTTAATGTGGATTTTAAACGCAACAGGAGTATTACAATGGTAAATGCTGAACAGTTAGACTGGGTAGAAGAACTCGAAGAACTCGAAGAAGATGAAGATGATGAAGGGGTGTACGTACTAGTAAGGATAGTAGAGAATGAATTAGGTATAGGACTTAGTGTACCAAATGACGAACCAAACGGAGACTACTTCATGCATGTTATCGACTCTCTATATAAAAACGCTACTATACGCACCATAGAAAACCTAATTGAAAGTTGCAAACGAAGCGAAAGAAATGTATTAGCTAAAGAGATACGTGACTTTTTGGAAACCCCTAAAACATTACACTAGGAGAGAACTATGAAAACCATATTATTTTTAATGTTATTAATGCCAACACTATCTATGGCAGCGTCACTTATCTTAACGCCTGGGCAACCTATACAAGCAATAGAACAAACAGCAGGGGGCTATACTATTATGGACATGGGAGGAAAAGGAAATACACTTGTACAAAATGTGGGAAATATGGAGATCATTCATCACGGAGATTCTCCAGCAACAGTCATAATACATGAAGAGCCAGTGGGGGTTCCAACCCCATACAATCTAATCGACATGACCGGAGAAGAGTAGTGACACCAGAAGGGGTTATTAAGAAGCAAGTAAAAGATATACTTGCTGAAGTCGGAGCGTGGTATTGTATGCCTGTAGGATCTGGTTATGGTAAGTCGGCTATTCCAGATTTTATAGTCTGTTATCAAGGATATTTAATAGCTATAGAAACAAAAGCTGGCAACAAGCAAGCGACAGCTATACAGGCTAGAGAAATAGAAAGAATAAAAACTGCCAAGGGCTTTGCCTTTGTGATAAATGAAACTAACATAGGACACTTAAAAGAATGGTTATTATCGGGGTTGACATAGAAAGTTTTTACAGCAGAGATTACTCCCTTTCAAAAATAAGTACACAAGCATATGTAGATCACCCTCACTTCGAGGTTATCGGAGTTGCAGTAAGAGTTAATGACGAACCAACTGAATGGTTTAGCGGTACGATGGAAGAGACAAAGGTCTGGTTAGATAAGTTTGACTGGGCAAATGCTTGGGTGTACGCACATAATGCCATGTTCGATGCGACTATATTGACATGGCGGTTCGGAATAAAGCCTAAGTTGTGGATAGATACATTGTCTATGGCACGTGCTGTACATGGTACAGAAGTAGGAGGATCACTAGCTAAGTTAGCTATTCATTATAGACTAGGTGAGAAAGGCACAGAGGTTATTAATGCGCTAGGTAAACGCAGGGTAGACTTTACTGAGGAAGAGTTAGCTAAATATGGTGAGTATTGTATTAACGATGTTGATCTTACTCATGGATTGTTTTTACATTTAGCACCGCATTTTAGTAAGACCGAGATGAAGCTTATTGATATGACTATTCGTATGCACAGTGAGCCACAGTTTATCCTAGACATACCTACACTTGAAGACCATTTATACCATACTAAGAAACGTAAGGAGGAGTTATTAAGTGCGAGTGGTATAGCTAAAGAAGACCTTATGAGCAACAATAAGTTTGCAGATATATTAAGATCCTATGGTGTTACCCCTCCACTAAAGATAAGCCCTGCTACGGGTAAGGAAACTTACGCTTTTGCTAAGACAGATGAAGAGATGAAAGAGCTGTTAGACTTTCCAGACTTTGATGTTCAGGCTATTGTGGCAGCGAGGTTAGGTACTAAGTCTACATTGGAAGAGAGTAGAACAGAACGCTTTATAGAGATAGCTAATGCAGGTGGGGCTATGCCCATACCATTAAAGTATTATGGAGCTGATGTAACAGGTAGATGGAGTGGATGTGATGGCGTTAACATGCAGAACCTACCAAGATCATCACCTATTAAACATGCGATACAAGCACCAGAAGGTTATGTAATAGTAGGGGCTGACCTTAGTAACATTGAGTTAAGAGTCAGTTTATATTTTTCAGGGCAGTTAGATAAATTACAAATTATCGCTGACGGTCTAGATTTGTACAAAGACTTTGCGGCTACTGCGTTTAAGGTAGGGTACGATGAAGTTACTAAAGATCAACGCTTTGTAGGTAAGACTTGTGTTGCCGAGGGAACTCCTGTATTATGTGAATCAGGGTGGAAACTGATAGAAGAGGTGACCACGAATGATAGATTATGGGATGGGGAGGAATGGGTATGCCACCAAGGGTTAGTGAACAACGGTTACAAGAAAACATTAGAGCTTTACGGGACGTCATTAACACCAGACCATCTAGTGTGGTTAGGAACACATTGGAAGGAAGCACAATATCTAAAAAACGACTTAAATATCCTCCTCCAAGCATTGGTTATAGGAGCGGGAAACTTACCGTTACAGGCTATCTCAAAGGACTTCGAGGCTTTAAGGCACTCATTGTTAAATGCGACTGCAGTCAAGAAGAATACACTGTGGACAACCATAACTTTAAAAATTTTAAAAGTACTAGATGTAGTTTATGTGCTAAAAAAGCGGCTAATAAAAAAAGGTATTGGTTATATTCTGCAGCCCTTCCTGATGACGCTCATAGAACAAGACTACTCAATAGATTGTCTGCAGCCATCTCCCGATGCCACAATAAAAGTAATGCCAACTACAAACACTATGGAGAAAGAGGCATACATGTGTTTCAAAAGTGGAGAGAAGACAAAGCGGTTTTTCTTAGGTATGTTCAGACATTGGATGGGTGGAATATTTCAGAGTTTGAAATGGATAGAGTGGATAATAACAAAGGGTACGAACCAAACAACATTAGATTTGTGTCCCGTAGTAGTAACCTCAAAAACAAACGACAAATCGCAGACCTTGAAGACCGTATACGACATCTTGAACTGCGGCTCAAAGAACAGGTTCACCATACTAACTGATAGGGGACCCTTGATAGTGCATAATTGCATTTTAGGACTTGGGTTCGGTACAGGCGCTGCTAAGTTAAGGGAGTCTATCAGAGCGATGTCCGGTAACGACATAGGCAAAGACGAAGCAGAACGCATTGTAAACTTATACAGGAGCGAGTTTGATAAGGTTAAAGCTACGTGGAATGAAGGCACTCAGGTACTAAGAGATATGCGTGATAACGTCACTTCCAATTTTGGTGCTATTAACTTAAAAGTAATGGGTAAACAAGGAATACTATTACCATCTGGGCTTTATTTAAAATATCCTGACTTAATAGAACAAGACGAGTGGACATACTCCAGCCATAGAGGTTCAAGACGTAAGATATATGGTGGTAAAGTCGTGCAAAATTGCATACAGAGCCTAGCAAGGTGTATAATGGGTGAAGCCATGGTGAGAATCACCAGACGTTATAAGATCGCCCTCACTATCCATGATAGTTGTTATTGTGTAGTTCCTAAAGAGGAAGCCCAAGAGGCTTTTGATTTTATCATTGGGGAGTTATGCAAGGAACCTAGTTGGATGCCAGGAATACCATTAGGCGCAGAGGGGGCATTTGGGGTAACCCTTAAAGAAGCAGGATAATAAATGAAAATACCCGCATGGAGTTTTAGTTCAATAAAATTATACGACACATGTCCTAAGAAGTATGAGTCAGAAAGAGTAACTAAAGAAGTGGGTTATCAGCAAACAGAGGCTACAATTTACGGCACAGAGTTGCACCTTGCTGCTGAAGAATACATCCGAGATGGTAAAGAGATCGATCCAAGGTTTAAGTTTATAAAGCCTTACCTAGACAAACTCAATGCCATACCGGGGGAAAAGTTATGTGAAATAAAGTTGGGGGTAAAGAAACATGAGGGAAGATTGGTTGCTTGTGATTTTTTCGATGATGACGTTTGGTTCCGCGGTGTGGCTGATTTGGTCATACTCGATGGGGATAAAGCTTGGATTGTAGATTATAAGTCTGGTAAAAGTGCTAAGTATGCGGATATAAAACAGTTAGCTTTAATGGCGGCCGCAATGTTTCTTAAACATCCAGAAATTAAAAAGATTAAAACGTCCTTGCTGTTTGTAGTATCTAAAGAATTTATAAAAGAAGACTTTGTTAAAGAATGGGGGCTTGAGATCTTTAGCAAATATGATGAGTTGTTGACCCAACGAGAAATGGCGTATAATTCAGGCGTCTTTAATGCTAAACCTAATGGGCTATGTCGCCAATGGTGTGGTACGTTAAGTTGTCCTCATAATGGGAAGAATAAATAATGCCTAAAACAAGTAAAGTAAAACTAGCTTATCAAGCTGAACGTCAAAAAGCCCCTGCGGAAGTAGCCGCTAGAGTGGCACGTAATAAAGCTAGACGTCATGCGATAGCCGCAGGTAAAGCTAAGGTGGGTGATGGAACCCAAGTTGATCATATAAGACCTTTAAATAAAGGCGGCAGTGCTAAAGATAGCAACACTCGTGTGGTGAGTACAGCAAAAAATGAAGGATGGCGTAAGACGTATCCAGAAATGTACGGAAAAAATAAAAAGAAATGATTATTAAAACGAGATCAGTTAGACAATTAGCTAGGGACGCAGGTCTCAATGAAGAGCTTATTGAACGTAATATAGAAGCCTTGTGTGATTTCACATGGCGTGTGGCAAAGAAAGAAAGAAAACAATGTAACAGTAGAGTGCGTAAGTGGTTGCTAAGCAATGAGCTAGTTAAACCCCCATTAGTAGAGTTACTAAAAGACGAGGATGAAGAAGAGTACGACTTCATTTAGAGATAATTAAAACGCTTCATCCCCGTAAGGGATTGTTAATAAAAAGGAAAACAATGGAAATTATAGATAATAAAGCGCTCGTGTTAAAAACACGAGACCCTGACAAGGTGACTCAGGTTATCCCTCAGTCTCATGTAGTAAGTCAAACACAAACCCCATCAGGTGTGGGCTACGAAGTAGCTGTTAAATGGTCATTGGCTAACGCCAAGATATTACAGAACTTAGGGTTTAAGAACGTGCCGTCACCTATAGTGGGACAGTACAACTGGCCTGGAATGTATAAACCTTTTGAACATCAAAAGGACACTGCGTCTTTCTTGACTCTTAATCAACGAGCCTTTTGTTTAAACGACATGGGTACAGGCAAAACCATGAGCGTTATATGGGCAGCTGACTATCTAATGACTAAGAAAATTATTAAACGAGTATTAGTTATATGCCCTCTATCTATTATGGACCCAGCATGGAGAGCAGACTTATTTAAAACGGCAATGCACCGTATGGTAGACATTGCCCATGGCTCCAGAGATAAACGCATTAAAGTTATTAAGTCTGACGCTGAGTTTGTAATTATTAATTATGATGGGATAGAGATAGTAGCTAATGAAATAGCTAAAGGGGGGTTTGACCTAATTGTATGTGACGAAGCATCGGCGCTAAAGACACCAACTACTAAAAGATGGAAGACTTTGAATAGCTTAATTACCCAGCACACTTGGTTATGGTTATTGACAGGGACACCTGCCGCTCAGTCTCCTATGGACGCCTATGGGTTAGCTAAGATATTAAGACCAGACTCGGTGCCTAGATACATCGGGGCGTTTAAAGACAAGGTAATGTTAAAGATAACTCAGTTTAAATACATCCCTCGTCCTGAAGCACAAGATATAGTGTACAAGGTACTCCAACCAGCAATTCGGTACACCAAAGAAGAATGTTTAGACTTACCAGAGTTAACCTATACAGAAAGAGACACCCCGATAACCCCACAACAGAGAAAGTATTATGATCTATTAAAGAAAGAGTTGTTGTTTGAAGCCGCAGGAGAAGAGGTGAGTGCAGTTAATGCGGCAGTTAAAATGAATAAACTTCTTCAGATATCATCCGGTGCAGCCTATTCCGATACAGGAGAAGTGGTAGAGTTTGATTGTTCGGTGCGATTAAAAGAAATGACGGAGATAATTGAGCAGAGCAGTCATAAAGTTCTCATCTTTGCAAATTTTAAACATGGCATAGTCACAATTAAACGGCACTTAGATTCATTGGGTATAACGTCCGATGTTATTCATGGAGGCGTAAGTGCAAACAATCGTACTAAAATATTTAACCAGTTCCAATTAGAGAAAGACCCACAAGTGCTTATCATACAACCCAAAGCCGCGGCTCATGGAGTAACACTACATGCGGCTAACACTATTATATGGTGGGGGCCTATAACTAGTACGGAGACTTATTTACAAGCTAATGCTAGGGTACATAGACAAGGGCAAAAGAACCCATGTACTGTCGTACACTTAGTAGGTAGCTCTGTAGAACGGTCTTTATATGCAAGCTTGACAAGTAAAACAGAAGCTCAAAACACTTTACTAAATATGTATAAAAATATATTTGGACTTATATAACAAAGTATGGTAACCTATACACAGCCTTACGAATTTCGTAAGAGAACCAAAGGAGATAAAAATGGAAACACAAGTAACTGCTGATAAATTAGTATCAGTCTACATAAAAATTAGAGATAAACGCAGTGCAATTTTACGCGCCTATGAAGAGCAGGATAATGTGCTGAAAGAGCAGCAAGCGATGGTTTCTAACCAAATGCTAGAAATTATGAAAGAGGTCGGTGCTACTAATATTAAAACTACTTATGGCACAGTATCTCGTAGTGTTTCTACAAGGTTCACTACTAATGATTGGGGAAGTATGTATGACTTTATAAAAGAGCATGACGCCATGCATCTTATGGAGCAACGTATTAGCCAAGGTAATATGAAAAGATTCCTGGAAGAAAATCCAGATCAACTGCCCATCGGGCTTAACAGTAGCAGTACATATACAGTGTCTGTTCGCAAAGCAAAATAAGGAGTAATTGAAATGAAATTTGACGAGAATTTAGATGAGGGCTATGATGACCAGCTCACAGATGACCAGTGGTTGTCCACTGCGGAAGTATTGGCTCTGCTAAAGATAAGTCGCCAGACTCTGGCGTCCTTTAGAAATAAAGGGTTAATAAAAGCTTACCGTAAAGGCCTGTCGGGCACAAACATATATAACAAGGCAGAACTTGCTGACTTGATAGTAAAATCAAACACAATTAGGAGCGTATAACATGGCAAACGATATAGCATTATTTAGAGAAGCAGGAGCGACAATCCCAGCACACTTACGTACTGGCGCTTTAGATAGTTTAACCAAGAGCCTTATGGGTAGCAGTGGTAGTAACAAGACTATCTCTATCAGAGGTGGAAGCTTCCGTATGGTTGTGGATGGTCAAGAAGTTATGGTTAGTGAAGACCGTGCGCTTGATGTTGTTATTGTTAATGCAGCACCGCATATTAGCCGTACTTATTACGAAGGTGCTTATAAAGAAGGTGAGAAGTCCGCCCCTGTATGTTGGTCTAACGATGGTACTAAGCCAGATCCTTCTTCTGAAAGCCCACAAGCGAGTGCATGTGCTGTATGCCCAATGAATATAAATGGTTCGGGTCAAGGCACTTCAAGAGCTTGTAGATTCAATCGTAGATTGGCTGTTGTTGTTGGGTCACCTCATGAGAACAGTGATATTTACCGTATGGTTATCCCTGCGCAATCTATTTTTGGTAAAGCTGAAAACGGTAAAATGCCTTTAGGTGCATATGCTAAATTCATTGGTGGTCATGGGTTAACTATCTCAAGTGTACTTACAGAGATTCGTTTTGATGCGAGTTCTACTGCACCTAAGTTAACATTTAGAGCGGCTAGAGCGTTAACTGTAGAAGAGATTGAAGCAGCGGGTATCTTAGGTAGAGACCAACAAGCATTAGATGCGGTGATCTATAATCCTGTAGTAGCTGATAGTAACAAAACTCCAACTGCTGGTTATATCCCTGCTCCTGCGGCGCCTGTATTCCGTGAAACTAAAGTGCAAGCTGCTTCAGAAGTGGAGCCTGTGGTAAGGGAAAAGAAAGCCGCCCCTGCCCCTGCTAAGGATCTTGCTGATGTTCTAAGTCAATGGGGAGATGACGAGGACTAAGTTTTATCCCAGATAGGGGGTGTTATCACCCCCTTTTTTAGCACTAATTTATACGGGCATAGAGCTATGACACGGAGAGAATTTTTTGACATGATGTTTAGCCCATCGGGCTACATTAATATAAGAGGTCTGTACTACGATCAGACCCGCGGTAAACCTGTCTCTAAATTTTTCATCGATTTTGATGAGGCAGACGAATATATAGAGCAACTAGTAGCAGATGGGAGAGAAGCCTATTTTGCCACGCCTACATTTGTAGATAACACCAAGCAAGCCACAGTATCTAATATCGCATATCATCGTTCATATTTTGTGGATATTGATTGCGGACCAACTAAGTTTTACAAAAGTAAACAAGAGGGTGTAACTGCCCTGTATGCGTTTTGTGAGCACACTGGGTTACCTGTACCGATGCTAGTAGATTCAGGTAATGGCATTCATGCGTATTGGATGCTGGGGGAAGATGTACCTTATAACTTATGGAAGCCTGTAGGTATTAGATTAAAAGAACTTACCCATGAGTTTGGGTTTCAAGTTGATAGTAGTGTGACAGGGGACGGAGCACGTATTTTACGCGTGCCTGATACCGTTAATACAAAAGATCCTAGTAAGAGTAAAAGAGTATATATAAAAACAACAGCGGAGCCTATATCCTTTGCCGAGTTTTCACAGATTGTACCTCCAGCTATTACACACAACACTCTAAACTTAGGTCATACAGATGATTTAACAAAGAGTCTTATGGGTGGTGAGTATCCTCCTAGTAAGTTTGAGATCATTCTTCGTAAAAGCCGTAAGTTCATTTCCAACCAAGAAAAAGTAAAGGTAGTCTCTACGGATAATGAAGGTAATGAATCTATTGTTTTTAAGAATAAAGTGTTTGAGCGTTGTGCAGGGTGCGCACAAGTGCTGTATGCGGATGAGCATCGCACTACATTAGAAGAACCTCTTTGGTGGGCTATATTATCTATAGCTAAAGCATGTACAGATGGAGCTGAGGCGATCCATACTATATCTGAAGGACACCCAAATTATACCGTTAGTGAGACAGAGGAAAAGTCTTCACGATTTAAAGGTCCTCGTACCTGCTTAGAGTTTCAAAAGGATAGCCCTGATATATGTAGAGGGTGTATACATAAAGGAAAAATAACAAGCCCTATACAATTAGGTAAATACGTAGAATTAGCATCGCCTACTGACAACAGCATTGAAGACTTAGCGCATGAGAGTCTACAACAAAATGTAACCATGGAAGCACCACATAAATATCCTTTTGGGTGGGCTAGACGAGCTTCTGGAGGCATTGTTAGACTTAGTATGGAAGTGCAGGACGGTGATGAAACACCGGAGCAAATAGAAGATGTTATTTATGAAAATGACCTATGGGTTAAGAAGCGTTTAGACGACCCACATCATGGAGGTTCTTCCATACAGATAGTACATATAGAGCCACAGGGCCCTAATGAGCCTAAAAAGGTTACAGAGTTTATAGCCCCCCTGACGGCTATAGGTAAGAGAGATAAGTGCCAGGAACTGCTTACATTCCATGGAGTGTATAAAGCTATTACCCCTAGAACATTAGGGTTATTACAAAAGTATTTTGAAGATTGGGTGGCGGAATTGAAAGACAAACCAGAACAAGCAAGAGCCAGCTTTGGTTGGCACGATAATAATACAAGTTTCGTTATGGGTAGCCGTGAAGTGGCATTAGATAAGGGCATCCTATTTAGTCCTACATCAGCGTCAACTGACGAAGTAACCCCTTTATATCAACGTGAAGGATCTTTAGACACATGGAAAACTATCGCTAATTTATACGCTAAGAAGGGCAATGAAGCACGAGCTTTTGTATTGTTTGTGGGGTTTGGTGCTCCTTTATATAACTTCTTAAATCTAGGTAGCGTAACGGTGCATCTCACCAATGCAGCATCAGGTGTGGGTAAAACTACTGCTCAGAAAATGGCAGGTAGTATATGGGGTGACCCCGTTAAGACTATGATGAATAACAAAGATACCATGAACGCCAAGTACCATAGATTTGGGGTGCTACGTCATTTGCCTTTGTTAATAGATGAGATCACTAATATGGATGGTGAGGCATTGAGTGATTTTGTCTTCTCTATATCTCAAAACTCAGGCAAGAACCGTATGTCCTCACATACAAATACCCTGCGTAAAAACGTAACCCAGTGGAACACCATAGCCGTAACATCAGGCAATAACAGTTTATACGACACTTTAAAACAACATAGAGCATCAGTAGAAGGTGAGCTGTATCGGATTATAGAGCTCGAAATTGAAAGTGACGACTCTTTAGCAAAGGAAGAATCTGACTATTGGTATGACCAATTACTGCCTGAAAACTATGGTATGGCTGGAGAAGTTTTTATGACTTATGTTGTAGATAACCTACCTGAAGTTTTAGAGTTGTTAAAAGAGACCCAAAAAGAATTTGATAAGTGCGCTGGATTTACGGGTAAACAAAGATTCTATTCTGCATGTTGTGCGGCGGCTTTCACAGGTGCTATTATCGCTAAAAGATTAGGTTTGCATGACATAGATGTAGACAGCATTAAACAATGGGCTGTTACTACGTTAGGTTCTGTACAAGCTACAGTAAAAGAGTGTAGCTCCGAGGACTCGGTATCGATACTGGGTAGGTTTTTAAACGAGCATAATAGAAATGTTCTTGTGGTTAATAGCACCTCTATAGAGGTGGGTAGCGTGTTATTAAATGAGCGCCCTGTCAGAGAGGCAATGGGAGAGCTAGTGGTGCGTATAGAGCCTGACACTAACCATATGTATATAGCGAAGAGCGCCCTAGAGCGATGGTGTGCAGAGCGAAGAGTGCCTGTAAAGAGCTTCTATAATGAGATAGAAAGAAAGGGTATTGTATTGAGCACTAAGACTAGAAAACGCTTGGCAGAGAACACAGCTGCGGCTGGTGTACCCGTTCCTGTATTGTGGTTGGATACTACAAAATTAAGCTTGCCCGAACTAAATGTTTGACAGATCTGCACTACATGCTAATATGTAGTGCGCTCATTAAATTTCTCTGTGATGTCGTTTATGTGTTAGTTATATCCTTGCCCCGTTCCTACGGGGCTTTTTTATATGTCTAGTTTTAACCTTTTAGCAGTAGCCATCCCTTGTTCGGCGGCTTTGTTTATTTGTTGTTGCACACCTCTTATACGTTTAGTCTTTTCAGCAGGAGTAGTAGCAGGATCATTTTTAATACGCTCTATGTTTTTACGTAGCTTACTGATACGATCGCTTGTGTTATTTAATGAAGGGTACGCTCTAAACAGTTTAGCTTTTTCAGGATCAGCCATCATTTCTTCGTAGACTTTCTTTTCTCCTGTTTTACGAGCTCCTTTAATAGTATTACTAATCTCTGCCGCTGCCTTTTCTATTTCGTAAAATTGGTTAACAGTTTTATCTTGTTCAGGTTTAGTAAGCACACCCTTAATAATGGGTATTTCACCTAAATACTTTTCAGGTTTTGCAGGGCCCTCATGTAAAAAGTTTTCTGCTAGTAACGCAGTTACCGCCCATAATTCAGTAAAGTAACCCTTCCCTAAATGTTCTATCTGGTTAGGAGAAAGTGGAGTTGCTTTCGATACAAACTTAGCAAGGTCAGAAGCCTTAGAATCTCTTTGCTCTTTAGTCTTACTTAAATCAGCCACGCTCTCTATAGGACGCTTAGTAAAAGAGTCATAATTGGTAATAACTTCTAAAGCGGGTTTTAATATTTGAGGAATTGGTATAGGCGGAACTAATAATTGCATTGCGGCGCCACTCGTTTCCTCACGAGCGGCTTTAGGAGTAATCGTGCCACTAACTAGACGCACCATTAATTCGGGTAACACTTTAAAGAAAAATCCAGCTTCAAACATAATAGGAAGTCTCCAGAAAGGAGAATCTTTAATCCCAGTAGGTATTAACCAACTATTTACCCAATCAGGGGATTTTATATAGTCTTCGTCATCTTGTAAATGCAGTGCCCATGCCGCAGACACACTAGCTAATACTAAGGATCTAGTTGCAAACATCTTTCGAGCTCTAGCCGCTTCTTTTTTATTTAAACCCATACCTGTGGCGGCCCTAGCAATGGTATCCATACTATTAAGTGCAGATGAGAAGAAAGGTACGGTGGCACGAATGTTTGCTATAGCTTCAGAGTTACCTTTTTTAGCAAAGTTTATTATTTCCCTAGCCCGCATAGTGGCAAAGTTTTGAGCTTTTTGCCCTGATAGTCCCCTTTGTTTCGCTTCTTTTAATCCAGCTTCATACACAATAACGCGAGTAGCGGCATCAGATGCTTCATGTATACGCATAACCCAAGCACCAAACTTTTTAACTCCCCCAGGTTTTGAGGCGGCGGCTTTTATAAACTGTTTTGGATCTGTTAATGCGTCTACTGCACCTACTACACCTTGACGTTTTAAAGCCTCATAGTTTTTAAATGTTTTACTTTTAAGCCCCGCTTCCCCAGCTAATATCTGCGCAAAAGCCACTACGGCTTGACCTGGATGTACTATACCTGTCTGTGACACTAAGTTAGCATGAAGAGGATCACGTACAGTCTGACGATACCAGTATAGAGGGTTTACTAAGGTGACGGTTCTAAACACTTTTGCGTAGGGTTGTGCATATTTAGTCCATGCCGCTAGTGACGGCATTGCGGTTTCAAGAGCTTCTAATACCATAGGATCATCTATATGATAATAGACTTTCTTACCATCCACTTTAAACATAACAGCTTGCTTATCGTCAGGGTGAGTACGCTTAACAGTATCATCTACCATGCTTAAATTGGACACCGCGGCTTTTCTAAGTTGGTTTTGAGCAGCGGCACCAGTCATAAAGGTGATATGTTTTACTAAGTTTTCCCCCACATTAACCGCATGGGTTCCCCCCTCCAATCTTTTAACTTCTTTTATAGACTTAGGACCACTCTTTAGTACTTTTATGTATTCGTTAGGGTCATCGTAAAGATCATCCATGCTTTTATATAACGGAATATAGGAAGGATTAGAACGCCATTCATTAGCAACCTCATTATTAACTAGCCCTGTCTTTTCCCATAGGTCTACCGATGCTCTAAGCAAAGAGTATATATCTGCCATTATAGGAGCCATTTCAGGATTCTTATCTAATAATGATCTAGCTTGGTCTATATGTTCTTTAGTAACTAGCTTTTCAGTACCTAATCTTTTACCGTCTACTTCAGGGGCTATGCCTACTCTATCTAATATCTTTTTAGCTTCTTTACGAAGAGCTGCAGACTGAGCTTTTAATTGGCCATATTTAACTTTATCAGATACATCTTTAGCAAACTCGTCTAGGTTATTAGCCGCTTCTATAGCGTCATTTGCGATACCTCTGTTTACAATATCTTTACGTAAATTTTCTTCCCCCGCTGAAATACGCATAACAGTAAAGAACGTACCACGAGGCTCATCAAACTTTAAGGAGTCTATGCGTTTAAATATATCGCGTAGAGCTAATTGTTTATTTTCAGAGGCCATGACACCACCATCTGAGGAAAGCACTACTGGGCCTGAATTAAAACTTTCACGAATAATATTATAGATCTGGTCAAACTTACTATGCAGCATATCGGCACGGAGCTTGCCATTCATATCAAACGTATCTAAATCTGATAGCGCCCTACGTAACCCAGCACTAGAGTCTACAAAGCTTGTTTGTATTTTAGAGTATTCCTTTGATATAGAACTACCTTTAAAATTATTAAACCCTTCTTTAACCGAATCAACAATAGACTTATCTGATGTTTTTACCAACCCAGAGTCAGCTAACTTTTTACCAAGATCTTTATTAGATTCACTTGGTTGTTGTTTTTCAGCGTACGCAGTTTCTTTACGTGCAGTTCTTTCTGCCGTTTTAGATTCTCTACGCAGTGCGCTTACGGCTAAATGCCGTGCATCAGCTTCAGTCAACTGTACTTTCATACCCAACTTAGTTCTAGCAAAGTTACGTACACTAGATATAATTCGTTTAACAATAGGAAGTTCAGGTGAGTTCTCTACTAGGTAAGCTAGGGTTTCTTCTGCTTTTAAATGCTCAGGAGTGTTCTTAGGTGCAGCAGCACGGGCTCTGTCAAAAGCTTCGCCCTTATTAGTCATAGCTTGACTCTTGACGTTATCCCATGTTTTAGTGCCTACCATTTTCTCCATGCCAGCATGGACCCCAACCTCATGCAGGGCTACTTTTTGTATAGTCTCAGGAGTTAGTTTATTAGCCACATAATGGGTCACACCTTCCGCAGTAGTAAGACCTTGCACATTCTCAGGATGTTCGCCCGCAGGTAAAGTTTCAGCAGTATCGTGTATAACCGCCTTACCAGAATCAACTAAGCGTTTCATCTCAGGAGATAGAGTTTCATATAAAGAAGCGGATGTATGCCCTGTGCCTTCTGGTGTAGGTGCTACTGAATATGGCTGTGTTGAATTAAATATTTTGGCCTCAACAGTTTGCTTACCATTTAAAATATCATTAGCTATACGGTGGTGCCCATCATTAATATAGTATTTACCTTTATATTCTGTAAGTTCTGGTAGTCCTCCTTTTCCCTTTACTGTTTTTAAGTTGTTAATATTAATATTTTTTTGCGTTGGGACAATGTCTGCGACATTTATTTTTTGAGTGACAATACTTTCAGGTTTTTCAGAAAAGGCTTTATCTGATTCCTCTATAATAGTTAAAGGCAAAGCACCTGTGTCACTGCTAAATACATTCTTAACGGGTATTTTTGGGTATGTCGATTTGTTTTCAACTTCAAGTTGCTTTATTGTTTTTGAAGGGCTGCCTTCTTTTTCTTGTGCTACAGAATATCTAAAAGGTTCTACTTTTTCTTCTTTAGCTTGCCCAGTTTCTGGTCTGCCTTCACGAACTCCTTCGCTACTGATTGGGGCACCTTGACCTTCTTGGAGAATTTTGGGTTGTGCGCTGCTGCTAACATCAGGCGTTGTTGCTTCAGGGATTTGGTTGGCACTAGGTTGTACTCCTTCAGGTTGTTGTACTTGTGGTTGTACTTGTGGTTGGATCTCTGGTTGTACTTGTGGTTGGATCTCTGGTTGAGTAGCTTTAGCTGCGTCCATACGTTGGGTAATCGCCTCATACTGAGGTGCTTTTATAGTTTTTAAAGTATCTAGTTGTGCATCTATAGCAGGGTGATCCGCAGGGTTATCTATGTCTAGATCTTTTAACTTTTTAAATATGCCACTACTTTCTTTGACTCCAAAAACATCTTTTACCCATTGACCACGCACTTTGGGTTCTTCCTGCACGTCTTCTTCTTGTACGGCTCCTTGTTGTACGGCTTCTCCTGTATCCGTTTGAGCTGCACGGAGTGCATCTAACTCTTCTCGTGCGGCTCTAGTTTTAGCTGCTAATACACCAGGCAAAGGCACTTCTTCCTCTTCCGTAGCAAGGGCTTCATTTGGTGCAATCTCAGCCGATACAGGGGCTTCTTGTACTGGTACTCCTTCAGGAGTTATTGGTTGTTCAGGCGCCATAATAGGCTGCCCGTTGTTTAATAACCCCTCATCTGGTTCTTGTGTTCTTTCTTGTACAGCTTGATTAACTCCACCCACTGCCCCTTGTACGGTGCCTGCTGCAAGAGCAGTACCTGCGGCTTCTTTATATTCTCTACCTGCTTCTTCTCCAGTTACAGGTAAACGCGCTTGGGCTCTTTCTAATACTTGTTGCCCTACTTCTGTAACAGGTTCTAATACGGCGCCTTTAAGCGCATGTGTTCCAACTTTAGATATTACACTCTTTTTAATTTCATCAACCGCAGCGGCTTTAGCGGCTTGTTTAGCCCCCATACCTAAACCAAAGGTAAACTTATCAGTAACAAAATCTAAAACACCAGCAGGTATAGCACCTACAATGGCAATGCCCGGATCTAATTCACCAGCGTCCATATTCTCTTGGGCTTGCCTACCAATGAAGTCTCCAAACTGTTGAACAACAGCAGTAGCAATACCAGCAGCAATACCCACAGGAGGAAACACCGCACCAGCTGCCATACCCACAGCCAAAGGAGCCGCTGTACTAGCAGAGGACTCTAATATTTTTTCACCAGCAAATCCTGGGAGCTCTTTAGCCGCAGCCCAAGCGCCTTCTTTGTTATAAATGTCCTGTATATCCTGCACTGACATGGACTTAGGGCCCGGACCTTCTTTAGCTTGAGCCGCTTTTAAAGCGTCCATTTTAGCTTGGGTGTCTTCGCCATCTAAAGCCGCACTTGTGCCTAACCCTATACCTTGTAAAGTTTGTTTAAACCCTTCTCCAGAGCGCCTTAAAGCCGCTTCAAACCTTCCGGGTTCTTCTGATTCAGCTAACGTAAAATCCATATCAGGAGACATTTGTTGGGCTTGAGCTATAGCATCTTCTACAGATAGGTTTTCAGGGGCGTGTAATATAGCACCACTAGCTAAAGGGATATCTTGTAAACCAACTGCGGTAATACCATTGGCTTTTGCATAAGCAAGTGCCTCTTCTCTAGTAGCCGTTTTAGGAGCGTGTAGTATACTACCGTCAGATAGAGGTATATCGTATGTTTCAATAGTAGATATTTGATTGTCACCACCTAAGTTTTTATTATAGGCACTGATATATTGATCTGCGTCTTGTCCTTGCTCTATACCACCGGGAAGAGAAGTCCATATTGGGGCTAGGGTTTTAGCTATGTAACGATGTACATTAGCGTCTTTTGATTTTAAATCAGCAAGTAAATCTCTTTTACCCGCTTTAGCGTAAGTTTCTTTAGCTAGGTCCCATGCGGCTAAGTCTTGGCTTTTTGGAGAGAAATCTGTGAGACCTAACTTAGCGGCTTGTGCTTCCCATGTGCCTTTTAAGAACTGATATTTACCCGCAGCTGTTGAAGTCTTGCCCGCATTAGGCCCCTCTTTAATAGTTATAGGGACGCCTGGGTGTTTTCTAAGATCTTTTACCTTTTGCCCACCATAAATGGTGTGGTAGTCAGGAGACTCTGTTCCAGAGATAGTTTTTAATAAAGCATTGGCTTCTACAGGTAATTCAGCACTAGCGTTTTCTTCGCTTATAGGGCCTATTTCCGCGCTGGGCTCCCCCATACTAGATAGGTACTGTGCTATAGAAGGGTCAATAGCAGGCTCATTAGATGGAGCAGTATCGTAAGCAAAAGGGTTTATTTCTGTATTAGCCATACTACATCCATCTAAAGAGTTATTGTTAAACCATTATACTACTGAGCAGAAGGTAGAGTCATACTAAATCCTGAGTTATTACCTAATGGTTTGGTGTTTCCAAGGGTGTCTAGAGGTTTATTGGAAGTGCCTTTCATAACTAATTCTAAGGCCATAGGGAATAGTTCTTCAGCCCTATCTGCTCCTACATCTCCAACTAATGCGTTGTATATAGCACTTCTATGTTGGGGTTTTAAACCACCACCAACATCTATATCAGCTTTTACTTTTTCTAATAATTGGTCATTATTAGCTCTAAATTCTTCTAAGGAAAAAGCTTGCTTAGCCGCGGCTTCTTGTTTAGCCAATCCTTGTGTACCCTCCATTCCTTTTAAGAGCACATCATACCCAAATTTATCTTTAAGATCTTGCCGCTTAGATTTAGCTAAAGCAATAGCTTTTTCTTGTTCTGCCATGTTATTTAGCAATATAGTAGCGGCTTCTTTATCACCGGAAACAAGAGCTTTTTTATGTGCTAATTGTAGAGCCATTAAATCTTTATTAGCTGATTGTTCGTCTTTAGCACCTTGAGCATATCCCGAAGCGCCCGCCATAAGACCTGCGCCCAACGCTTGCCCAACATATGGAGTCTGAGCAGATAGCATACCACCTATACCTTGGGTTAAAGCCATTAATCCTTTATCCCTTCTAGCATTTGCAGTGTCTTCTTTTGCTGCAGATATTTCTTCAGAGTAGTCTTCAGGGGCTCCTAGTAGTTCTTTAATAGCATCTTTACGTTCTCTATAAGTTGGAGCTGCTTCATTACGGGCAGCCGAACTAGTATCAGCAGGGGCGAATAGCACATCATCTATACCCTCAGGGGCTATTTTTATTTTTTCAGGAACTTCTTCTACACCTGAGTCCATATTAAACGCCGCAGCATCAAACTTATTAGGGTTTTCTGCACCTTGAGATAAGTATTTAGTTAAATCTCCAAGACCCCCATTTGCAAAACGCCTAACCTCACCGCCATGAGCCAATGCAACTAACCCACCTGTAGCCGCTTGTTGTGGAGCTTGTGGTTGTGGAGCTTGTTCTTGTGGAGAGTTTTCTTGAGCTACAGCTAACCCTGCACCAAACATAGGGTCTTGTTGCGCTTGTTGTTGCATAGCCATTTGGTTCCCACCTACAGATGGTAGTCCTTGTGGTGAAGTCTGTTGAAACTCTTGCAACTTTTGTTGTAGCACCGTTTGTTGTGGAGCCTGTGGATTAGGCGTTCTAGCTTGTTGTTGAAACTGTACTGCCATAGCAGCGGCTAATGCTTCAGGACTATTAGGATTTTGCTGTACCTGTTGGGATACAACTTGCATCTGTTGAGGTGTAGCGTACTTTAGCATGTCAAAAGCTTGATTAACTTGCTGACTATAAGCTTGATTAGTTACTGGAGCACTCATTATTTCACACCTCTTTTGCTTACTTTACCGTTTTTAATGAGTCCACCACGAGCCTTAAAAGCATTAGCTGGAGTACCTGTGGTTTGATTTGTTGATGTCCCTCCACCCACAGGTTGAGCATTAACACCTGCAACAACCCCCGCATTAGCTTGGTTAGTAAAGTTAAGATTAGCATTAGCAGTGTTTTGAAGGTTTCCAACGCCTTGTTGACTTAGGGCTTGTTCCGCTTGAGTGACTTGACCTTGTGCACCCATATTGGCTAAGTTAGCTTGGTTTTGTTGAGTAGCTATGCCCGCTAGACCTTGACCTTGTTGCCCTGCTGCGGATAGCGCAGTTATATTTTGAGCATTAGCCTGAAGCCCTGATTGAACATTAAACTGGTTAGTAGCATTTTGTGCTGCTTGATTGGCTTGCGCCGCAGTTAGTTGCCCTCCGTAATTTACTTTAGCCGCATCAAGCGCTTGTTGTACGTATTGTGAGCGTTGTTGATTAATAGCTGCTTGGTTGGCTAGATCGGTTTGTTGTGCAGCTGTTAAGTTAGCTTGCCCCGCTTGTAACCCTAGACCTTGTTCTGCAGAGAACTGCCCCATACCTGACTGATATGCTTTTTCTAACCCTTGCGCTTCTATATCACCTAATCTCATAGCTTGGTTACGAGCTGCTTCAGACCTTTCAATAGCTTGACGAGATCCACCATAAGCACCTGCAGCTGTAGCTTGTTTGTTTAACTCTTGGAGTTGCTTAGCGTAGTCTCTATTAGCTTCTCTTTTTTGTATGTCTACTACGTTCTGCATATAAGGAGACATATAAGCTTCTGAAGTGCCTTGATCTATCCATGATTTAGGGCCTTCCATTTGGTTCTTTTGAGCTACTTCTGCTACATAATCTTCAGCCGATACGTTGGCAGGGGCATTCATTAATGCGGCATCTATTTCTTTAGGGGTATAGTTAGCTTTCTCCATGAGCCCTTTAATAGAGGCTTTAACAGCATCGGACGCAGCACCATAACCCGCTCTAGCTGCATCGGCTTCAGCACCTATTTGCGCTGGGGTTCCTAACTTCCTAGCGGCCTCTTGGAGAGCTAAAAAATCTTTGTTTGTAGATTTGTACCCTACTATATTTCCATTAGCATCATACGTAGGCTCAGTATCAGCAGTTATAAAGGTGTTTGCCGTACCAATAGTGTTCTTTAAGTTATCTGAAGCAGTTTGTTCCGCCGCAGTTTTTACACTAGGGAATTTTTTTGCTACGTTAGCTGGAAGTGTGTATCCCGCTTGAGTGAAAGCTGTTAACAACTTAACGTAGTCCGTCTTATTCATTGTTCCTTGATCTGGAGGACCTAACTTAGGATGACCGTTAACCATAGTTATAACACCGTAACCCCCCATTTGCTGATTTGTGTTATAAGCACGTATTAAGTCTACATCTTTAGTAGACAGCTTTTTGTTGTTTTTTTGTTTATCTAAAGCTTTGTCAATCTCTGTTTGTACCTTTGCAGATTGGGTCGCTGGGGTTAGTTTATATCCCTCATCTTTAGCAGTATCTCCACCGCCAGCGTACCCTTTTAAAGACATAAGACCGCCTCTAGCACTTCCAGCAACAGCTTCGTTAGCCTTATCACCCTGAGATGGTTGTGGTGCTATAGCTGCAGGTAGTGTGTATGTAGAAGCAGCAGTGCCTGTGGGGGTATAAAAATCAGTTGGCGCCTTAATTGGAGCACTATACCCACTATACTGGCTTTGTGTAGGCACAGGAGAATAACCGCCCTTAAGCATGTCATTGTAAGCCGCTGTTTGTTCAGCGCTTGATCGTAGCATACTGGTAATAGGACCCGGCTTGTCTTTAGTACCTAACATAAGAGCTTGGTACACTGGGTTCTGCCACGGCGACTGATTAATAGTAGATGTGGTTGTAGTGTTTGCAGGTGCTGATGGCGCACCGCCATAGAATCTAGGGCAGATGTAAGTAAAAAATAGTTTTGAAAGACTACTTGGTTTGAATATCATAGGGATTTACCTGTAATTATATATTTCTGTTGCATGCCATATCGAGACCATAGCTTAACTATAGATTCACGACCAGCACCTTCTAAATAAGTAGCACCGTTTGACCGGAGTATGTCTTCAAATTGAGCCCATGTAGCTCTGTTAGATACTAGTTTACCACCAATAGCAACCACAAATCCAACTCTGTCAGCAGGTCTATTAAAATAAGACACAACTAAGGCTCCGTGTATAGTATTATCTTCATCAGTAGCAACAATAAGCTGCCATGACCCTAGTGATACCATCACTCTTACTTCTTCAATATTGTAGTCCCCACAAGCATAATCTAGAGCGGCCTCTAAGAAATGCTCCACATGGTCCCATGTTTGGTTTACGTATTCTAGGGGGACTTGCTGTACTTTAAGAGGCATGTTTTTTAGCCGCTCCTAAGCCTTGTATGTTAACTGCTTCTTTACGCACTTCCATCATAAGGTGTCTTAAAAACTCTGCACCTGCTTTAGAGGAGCCATTACCTAGTGCACTTACTACATCAGCAGGGATAATATACGCGCCATCTTTAAGGGGGATTTGACCTCCATGTGCAAGAGCTGTAAGACCCCCAGTAGCTTTACCAATACCACTTAATGAAGATAGTGGCCCTGAAGGAGCCCCAAAACCTAAGCCTTTTAAATTTGCCATACCTGCCTGATTTTGATTTGCAAAGTCTATAGCTCCTTGAGCGTTTTGTTGTTCTGCTTTCTTAGCGGCGTCTTGAGCGTCTACTATGCTCTGTCCTGCGTAATCGGTTACAGCCCCTGCACCTAATGCGTTAAGTCCTGTACTTAGTTGATCGCCTGTTATAGGGACTCCAGCTTTACTTATCCCAGATGCAGCACTATCTGCTAGACCACTTAAAGCCCCTCCTGATTCAGGAGTTGCTGAAGCTAAACCAACAGTGTTTCCGGCGCCTCCGGGGACATTAGTACCTATTTCTGTTAAAGAAGGCATAGGTGTTTGTGCGGGTAAAGGAGTCCCGGCAGTTGCGGGAGTCCCGGCTACAGGACTAGGTCCAGCAGCACCAGCCGCTCCACCAGTAACAGCACCAGATGCGCCCCCAATCATAGCTCCTTTACCAACATCTTCACCGCCTGCGGCTGCACCTGCGGCACCACCAGCAGCACCAGCAACCCCCCCAATTACAGCTCCCGTAGCTGTAGAACCAACTGCAGAAGTAAGGGGTGCGGCAACTGCCGAACCTAATCCCGGAGCTACCCCGCCAGTTACTGCGCCACCAACTCCTCCCATAAGGGCGCCTTTACCTACATCCTCTCCAGAGGCTGCCGCTTTTATTGCTCCTATACCAGCACCTGTGATGCCCCCAGCTGTTATGCCTCCAATTACAGCTGCTGTTGTGCCTGTTGCCGCCCCAAAGGTAATTCCTGTTCCTATCGCTGCTAACGCTCCTATAAGGCTCATTGTTCTGCTCCTATTCTTAACTGGTTATCCAAGTACTCCGCCATAGTATTAAACGAAAGCACTTCAACTACATTATTATCATCTTGTTCAGTACATGCGTGTATAGTAGCAAATTCCACTTCCTCGTGCACATAAACTACACGGTGCGTTCCAGCTGGTGTTACAAACATATCAGGGGCAGTTACTTCTTGAGATTCACCCTCAGAGTTAAGCATTGTTATACGTCCTCTAAAGGCCACAGATATATGATCTGTTTTGTGCACTCTTGTAGTAAAAAAGCACCCTGCGGGGACAATGATCCTACGCCCGTATAACTCTTTTGTGTGGTAGTGCTTTAGGGGAGTTTCTACAGAGGGTAATTCACCACTGTCCACTTTAGCCTGTATACACACTGCCAGCTCATCAATAGAGTTTACGATTCCTTGGGTCTGAACGGAGTTCATGCTTTACCTTTTACTGCTCTAGCCAACATCTTTTCAGCAGCCAGTTTACCTGCGTCTTGTTTAATCTGTTCTTTTTTACCATGCGCCGCTTGTCTTACTATAGGTAGCAGGTTGTCTAATAAATCAGCACCTTTTTCAGGATCACCAAAACCTAACATACGCACTAAATCAGGCGGTACAACAAACTCACCATCAGCCAACCTAATCTCTTCTTCACCATCTATATTAGCAGGGATGTCATCAGACATGCCATCACCCGGACCATCTAGCATACCACCGTCTTCAAACCCTTGGATAACCTCATGGCGTTGTGGAGTAGATGCTGGATAAGGTCTAGCACTGTGTATTTGAGATTGTGGGTAAAAAGCATTTGGGTTTATAGGTTGTGTATTAACATAACCGCCTGTTGCCAACCCAAGCTCATTTTTAATTTCGTTTTGTTCATAAGGAACGTCTAGTTTTTCTATCATAGAGCTATATTTAGGAGGCAACGTGAATGATACAGGAGTACCCCCCATTGGGATTTGCACGTTCATAGACCCCCCAGTTGCGGCGCCTCTAGGCGTAATTATGTCTTTATAGTAGTTAAACTGTGTTTGAGTATCAGGGCTATTAAGGCTAGAAAGTGACGCTAAGGGATATCCTAAGTCTTTAAAATATTGTTGCTGCTGTTGTTCATTAGCGTCAATTTGAGCTTGTTCTTGCGCAGCTTGTTTTTTATAAGCGGCGTTTTGCTGAATCATATCAGTAGCCGCTGTACCTAGTGCAGTGCCTGTGCCTACAGGGTAGAGTAAAGACTCCATACCTGCTTTAGAACCCATAGCGGAGGCTTGTTGTGTAGCTGCGGAACCTAATCTACTTGTAAGAGGGACGTCTGTAGTATTCGTCATTGCCGCGCCAACTTTTTCACTTGCTTCTACAGATGGGAACGTATTTACACTAGAAGGAATGGGTTGGCCCAATCCTGCTTTACCTGCGGTGTCTAAACCTGCTCCAGAGGCATCAAAACTACCTACCCCACCATAACCACTTACACCACCAGATAGTGCTCCGCCTATTGCGCCAGAACCAAAACCTTTACCTTCAGCTGCGCTTGATACCCCTCCAAGTAAAGCCCCAGTACTAGCACCTACTCCTACTCCTGTTAGAGCCCCACCGCCTAAAGCAGCTGCACCTACGCCTCCTGTATACGCCCCAGCAATACCTATAAGTGCCGTTTCTAGTACTTTTTTCCAAGAAAATGCTTCTGGAAGACCTGTGTGTGGGTTAGTTGATACAGGGCCTAATAATGATTGAAGCCCAGCTAGTTCGTCTTTGCTTACGTGTATTAAGGTGTTATCGCCTTCACGCCCTAGAGCAGCTAAGCCTTTTGCAGTTGTGTTATATGCCATGATTAATCTCTATACAATTTTAAGGGTGCCAGCACTATTCCAAACATCACCAGAACTTAACCCAGTAGCGGAAGTTGGAAGGTCCGCAATATTAACAATCGTTTTATTCACTAAGGCACTAGCAGGGTCTATTATATGTTCTATAGAAGCTACAGGCTGTACGGCACCCGCCCCCGTTAGAGTAATCACAAGATCAGTACCACGTAAATGCCCCGGATTAGCTTGCTGTTGTATGTAGTAGTTCAGTAGCCGTATCAAAGAGTTCATATACTGCACATCATACTCAAGCGGTGGCAGTGGAAGTACGTCAGGAGTTGGAATACTAAAGCCGGGATTTTTCATATTTACCTACGTCCATCAGGTTGCACCTGAAGTCTAGGAGTTCCCAACTGCCACTTTATACCTAAATCTTCACTACCAATTCTAAAGGCTACCTGTCTACCTCTTAAGCGTATCCATATTTGATCGGTGTAATCATACACCTGAGTAGTCACTTTATTACCTGCAATTACAGGAGCGTCAGCAGAAGTAAAAACGCCTTGCCCCGGAAAGTTTCTAGCAGATATAGTCATAACAACTGAAGGAGCAGGTACGGTAGAACCAATAAAGTCAACGTCAGGAATAACCCGCTTAACAAAAGAAAACTGATCGCCCTCACCAATATCAAAGTCAGCGCTCTCTATATAACTTACAATCGCACTAGGAGGATTAGTTAACCCATTGTCCACACTACTTTCATGCTGCACCAACATACCATCAACAGTAGCCCAAGGAAGCCCCTGTATATGGGAGTCTAGCCACGCAGTGCGTTCCATTTGCCCGTAGTACCAAAGCTTTTCAAGGTAGTTGTAAATAACATAACGGTCAATGACTTCAGAGTCTGCAGAAGGATAAAACCACCAGATCTCATTATACTTTTCATTAGTGCCAGAGCATACTTGAGCTGATTGGTCGGTGTTAAAGTCATCAAATATATACTGTCTTAACGAACAAGGGAGCGTGTCTACACGCCCAGAATAAGCATAGAATTTATCAATACCCATCCAGTAAGTAATGCCATTAGCCGTAGTCGCCGCATTTGGAGAAGCTATAGTTATTTCAGCAGAGACAAGATTAAACCCGAATATAAAAGGCTGCCCTTGATACTGCATAGAGTAGATAGCCGAGTCTGTCCAAATTAAAACTTCTTTACGTGTCTTCTCTGAAGTAACTATCTCACTACCATTAGTGAGCCTATAAAATCCAGCAGTGTTTGTTATATCTGCAGGGTCCCAGATAAGTGGGTTTTCTTGGTCGCACCATTGTACTAATAAAGGGTCTCTCACAGCGTTAATCGCTGTTCCTGTAGTGGCTCCTGAGCCCGCCCCTGTAGCTATAAAGTACTGCCCTATTTCGTTTTTAGCTGCACCAAGAAGTGTAAAGTCTGTAGTCCCTACACTATCAATAACATAAGCTGTTCCTAATACAAAACTACCTGCAGAAACAACAGGAAGCGTAGGGTCATTAGCCCCTAGTACAACAACATGACGCTCTTCAGTAACAAACACCCGAGTACCCACAGCAGGAGCAAACCCATCAGTTCCCCCTATATCACGAATATTAATTCCACGACCTGTTATTTGACCGCTTAAAGTTACATTAGACCCTGCATAGTAGTAGATAGGACCGTACTCAGCATTAAAGAATAAGTCTTGCCCAAAGGTATCAGCACTCCACAAACGAAGCTCGTCTTCAATTCCATTACTTTGATAGGGGGTATTCCATCCATGATTTCCATTCCAAGGACCTGCACCCCAACCAGCACCAAAACTAGTAGTGTTTAACCCAGTAGTTGCTTGATAAGCCGCTACAACAGGAGCAGAGCCACCACCCGCAGTTACTGAAGTAGATTGAACCCCTGTGTCTATATTGATATAAGCTGCATCAGTGTATTTGATTTCGTATTCTTTATTAAGGTCATCTACTGTATAAGGACCGAACGCCGTAGCGCCACTAAAAGTTACAAAGTCATTAGGTGTTGCATGGTTATATGGAGAGTCTACTGTTACCCAAGAGCTTGTTACCGGAGTGGTTGCACTATGTGCAGCGGCAGTAGTTCCGTTATATCCACGAATACAACCTGATAAAGTATTAATAGATGCGGTGCTTACCCATATCTCTTCGGAGTCAATCTTAATAATATACGGGGCTAAACGAGTAAAAGACGTACCACTAACGACATCAAAAGACGTATCTGTAGCCGTAATACTAGCATTTAAAGTAGAGTATATAGGTAGAAAAGGGTTTGTAGGGAGGTTTAAAGTAACTCGTATTGGGGTTATATCAAAGTACGCACCGCCAGAATATATGTAGTATTTTAAGTTAGTCCCCAGTCCTAGCAGATAGAACCCAGATAAAGTAACCCATTCTACAATGTGTTTGCAGTCCCCAAGGAACGTAGCTGACGTAGCTGGCGCCCAACCCCCTAACTTTTCAGGCATACCTGAACGGAAGCGTATCTTATCACAGGCATACCAACCACCTGAGTTAGCTAAATCTGTAGACTCTCTTGATACGCCCGGCCTAAATTGTAGGTATTGTAAAGGCATCTATATGCCCCCGTTATAGGCTTAGAATAAAATTAGCGGCGAACTTGGAGTTTAACTGATCTTGTACTGATGATGTAACCCCACTTAAATAACCTAGTTCCGTATCTGTAACTGCAGAGCCTGTCAATATACCAAGGGCATCTGTAATAACCGCAACATTAGGCGCATAGGTAGCAAGCACAGTGTCGTTAGCTGTAAAAAAGTCAACCCCATCACTATAGACCATAGTGGCAACGCCCGGAGTAACCGTAATGCCCGAACTACCAACTGCCGTAGTTATTATCTCAACGTCACTATCAGAGTCATTAGCAACTACATACACCTTAGATACAGCAGGGGCTAGTATCTGTCTTGAAACTCCCGGAGTTCCCGTTATGCTAAGAACCATTTGTCTAGATTGGTCAGATACCCCATTCAAAGCAGTTAAGGTAACATTTCCCGCAGTAACATCTATGCTGGCTAAACCTGCAATGGCTTGCTCTATAAGAGTTCCTAAGTTGGTATTAGTTGTAATACCCCATTGATTGGCTTGCTCGCCAGAGGCGATTAGTTGTATGCGTAAATTAGAGCTATATGTACTCGGCATCTTCGTATCTCTTAAGTAGGTATTTCAGTCCAATCGGGATTCTGAGCAGTGTTTATTTCAGTCCAACCTGATGATTGCGTTGTATTTATGCTCGTCCAATTAGGGTTCTGCGATGGGTCTATTTTGTTCCACATACGCATAGAATGCAAGGTTAATTGCATGTTTTGGCTGCCTAATGTAGGCGCTACAGCCTCTTTTGTACTATTTTGTGTTAGTGTTAGAGACTGGCCTATTAATTCGTAGTTAGATGCAGCTGTTACAGCTACATCGGTTTGGGTCAGCACAAGGGCTGTTTGCCCTGTTAATATTGCATTTGCCGCTGCTGTAGCCTCTACTGAATTGAGAGCTAAGTTCATTGCCACTTGACCCAAAAGCAACTTTACACTACTAGCTGTTATACTTAGGTTGTTTTGAGTAAATGCTAGGCTTTGGCCTACCAGCGTGTAGCTTGCTGTGGCGGTTACGGATGTAGAGTTTTGAGTCAATACAAGGGCTGTTTGCCCTGTAAGGTTTATGGTAGCTGATATTGCAGCTGCGACAGAGGATTGTGTTAAGGTTAGGTTTTGCCCCGCTAGAGTGACAGTGTTTCCTAGCAGTATGTCCGCTATTGGTATAGTCGCAAGAGGAGCAAACCCAAGCATTATGTTTTGTTCTTAGTTATAACAGCAATAAAGCCAGCAGCACTTACACCGAAGCTTACAATTTCTTTACTAAGAGCAGGATCTAAGTTTAACCCTGCAGTTGTTAGTATAGCCGCTAGGCCGTACCATGTTGAGCTTTCTTGCAATCTTGCTAGTACCCACGAGAAAAACGCCATTGTTAACTCCTAATTATCTATGTATCTGCCAGTGAGGACCGTCTTTAAAAGTCTTCCAGTCTCCACCCCATTCTATAAAAACCCCGACATCTTGCGCAGCCTCTTTAATGAAGGCAGATAAGGCATTATAGTACTTCCAATCCCATGAAACTTCTCCCCCCACTATAGGCGCTATATCCACTGCATGACCTGTAATATGGTAAGAGTCCATCGTTTTAGAAGCACCTTTATCTACCAAATAGCGTTGTCTTTCTTTAGAGCGTAAACCTTCAAGTACCACAAAGTCTAAAGGCGTTATAGTAATGGCATGTTGTACTACCTTTACCAAATCAGGGTGCACCCCTTCTAACCGCTTTAAAGACTTCTCGCTTAACTTAAAACTCATTATACATCACCTCTTGCAGGTTTGTGGGCTTTAGCATTGATTTGCACTTGAAAGCAAGCATTGTTACGTTTATTAACTTCACGCTCTATTATATGGTATGGTTGCCCTTGAAGCTCTTTTTGTACTTCTGGCATGAGGTCGTACCCAACTTCAGTAACACCTATATCAATACCACATTGCAAACCTAACGTAGTCTCAGAGCCACCTGTCTCAATCGTATGAAGATTCCTTTCTTGACTAAACATATCCACACCTACAGGTGTTACTTTCCTACAATGCGTAGGATCATGGTGGAAGTTCTCGTGCAAGTGGTGAGGCACTACAATCTTTATAACGCCTTGGTCTTTTAGCACACGGTAGAACTCTTTCCATATGTTTAGGTAAGTTTTAGTATCTTGACCCAGATGTTCTAGCACATGAGTTAGAGCAATTTCATCTACTGAGCTATCCTCAAAAGGCAAAGTCTTCTCTAAGTCTGCTACAACATCGGGCTTACAACGTGGGTCTTGATCTACATTAATGTAGCCTTCAAGTTTGTTATACCCACATCCAAGATTCAACTTCATATTAGTTAGATGGCGGTACAAAAGCATTTAGTTCTTGTTGGATCACATCTAGCTGATCTTGTGTAGTTGCTGCAGTAATCTCAACATTAATTCTTTCATAACGTGTTTGAGCATCTGCAACGACTTGAGCATTGTAGTGCGTATTAGGGTTGCCGTCAGTTTCAGTTTGCGCTTCATAAGCTACAACTTGGTTGAATTGGCCTGAGTTCTGACCCTTCATATTAGACTTACGGCTATCAATAGAGATGTTATAAACTGTCCATACGATCTCAACAGGGTCTTTAGTGCAATCATAGACTGGACCATTTAAGCCTTGTTGGTAAGGTATAGTAGTAGGAATAATCTCAATAGCATACTTCCAACCATCTTGACCTACTGGCACTGGAGGAGGAGTATCCCAACATTGAGCCATTTCACCGTTTACTACCTGAACATATAATTGTGTCATTTTTGTTTCCTTTGTTTGTTGAATTTGTTTAAGAAGTTATGGCTAGAGTGTGATAATTTCCAGCAGATATGTCTAACCAAGAGGTTTTAGCACCTACTTGTTTAGGGCTTGAGTAGTGGGTTATATTGCCTAAACCTAGTCGCCCATAAGTATTAGCCCCCCAAACCCATAAGGTGTTATCTGTTTTAGTGGCTAATGTGTGGAAAAGACCAGCTGATATTTTAGACCAAGTTGTTAACGCACCTACTTGTACAGGGCTAGAACGGTTGGTTGTATCACCTAGACCTAACTGCCCACTACCACCTTGCCCCCAAGACCAAAGGGTGCCATCTGTTTTTATTGCTATAGAATGTTGATACCCAGCCGCTATGTTCAACCAAGTTGTAAGTGCGCCTACTTGTTTAGGACTTGAATAGTTAGATGTATTGCCTAGACCTAATTTACCATTAGAACCTTGACCCCAAGACCAAAGAGTTCCATCCGTTTTAATAGCTATAGAGTGATAATACCCATTTGCAACTTTAGACCAGTTTGTTAGTGCTCCTACTTGGTTTGGAGAAGACTTATAAGTACCAGCACCTGAAGTGCCTAACCCTAACTGTCCAAAGTTATTGTAACCCCATGTCCAAAGAGTACCATCAGTTTTAGTTGCTATAACATTTGTGTTATTAGATGCTACATTAGACCAATTTGTCAATAACCCTACCTGTATAGGACTTGAGGCACCTGTTATGTTATTTTGCCCTAATACTCCTCCATTATTTTCTCCCCATCCCCATAGTGTGCCGTCTGTTTTAAGAATTAAAACAGAATAATATGCAGATGATACTTTTGAATTTGCCCATGTAGTAAGAACGCCTACTTGCTTAGGGCTTGATCTATCTGCTCCGGGATTTAAAAATCCACTTCCTGAAATACCCCAAGACCATAGAGTACCATTAGTTCTAACCCCCACAGAAGAATTTGATAAACTCGCAGATATGGCTGACCATGTAGTAAGTGCCC